CATAAAATAATTCGTAATCCATTCTACCTTTTTTGGTTTCCTGGAAGTTTTAAAGTCTATAATAGAAAGTTTCCCTTCGTATTCCCCAATAACATCTACTTGTCCAGCTGTCTCGAGTTCATCACAATAAAGGAAAGCCTCCTGAAACCATATATTATTTATATTCTTATCAATTATGGTTCTCATTTCGTCGAACATAAATAAATTTGAAGGTTGCTGACCTTCTCTATAATCATCTTTATTATCAAGATAATTTTCACAAATTTTATGTACAGCAGTACCACGTCGGGCAGCTTGAGATGAAATTTTATTTGCCTCTGCATGACCAATTCGGTCTCGCCAAGCCTTAATGGATTCCTTACTGAGAATTCCCAATACTGTGGTTACAGATGGGTATGCTTCACCAGTAGGAGTGAAATATCGTCTCCCTTGTTCGGTTGTTTTTCTTGTGATTGCGGGTAAATCTATCCCGTGTTGGTGGTGTTCAAATATCATAATATATCCTATAATGTCGAAAACAAAAAGAGGCCGGATTGCCAGCCTCTTTTCAGTAGTGTCTCCTTATGCCATGGCTGAACTTAAGCCAAAATTGTGAGTTATTTTACTCATTGGTTTTTGTTGTTTTTCCTGTTTGTCCTTCGCGATAATGTATTCCTTTACGAGGCCTGAGCGAACAATATCCTCGATTCCGAATTTTACAGTTCTGAATGAAGGAATACGATTTAGAACATTTATAAAAGTTTTTAAACCACTTACGTCATTCCTATTGCGTGAACCTTCCAGGTCGTCTTGTCTTGTATCTCCGCAGAAAATAATCTTTGAAGATTCTCCTACACGAGTAATAATACTATCCAACTCGTGATAAGTCATTGACTGACATTCATCTACAATTATAATAGAATTATCAAAAGTTAATCCTCTTACAAAAGATGATGTCATAAATTTAATTTGTCGTTTTTGTTTCATGATTTCCCATGCATCTCCACGACCAAATAGATTGTTAACAATGTCGGCGTAAGGGGTTGCGTAAACTGCCTCTTTTTGGGCTTGTGAACCAGGCATAAAACCTTGTTCCCTTGTTTGTACAGCGGATCGAACAATTATCATTTGTTCATATTCATCGTCCTGAAGAATATCCATTAAACCCATATATAATGCGCACATAGTCTTGCCTGTGCCTGCCGTGCCAATCGCGGCGATATTATATCCTGCCTTATAGTTATCGAACATATCTTTCTGAGTGTCAGTAATCGGTTGAATGGATTTCATAGTAAATTTGGAATTTTGCGTTCCAGCATTATCCTGTCTAGATTTCCTCTTCTCTTTTTGTGATATACGACTTCTTGGCATGTCTGACCTCCTTATATACGAAACAATCAACGCATGAAGATAAAGGTTATTTCCAGTCGTTTATTTTGTTTCCTGTGTATGATTTATTTTGTTTCATCGATGTAAGTAAATCACGAAAACCTTGGTCGGGCTTTGCCCTTCCTAACCGCGCGCTATCAATCAACGGCGCGGAGCCGGTTATTACTTGCTTTAGATTTGGATTGTCTTCGAGAAAGGATTCTCTTTCGGCTAGTTTGAGCATTTTGTCAAACTCTTCGCCGGTTTCTGTATCTTTAAATGAATAGATAGGCATCTAATATATTGTCCAATTAATCATATTTTTATTTATAAGAATTTTAAACGATTTCTTCGTAAATTTCCTTCCACTTGGAAACTTTAATTATGTCAGGATGGCTGAAGTCTTTATTGAATTCGTGACTAATAAGAATAGATTGAAGTCCCATTCTCACACCACATTCAGCATTTGAAGGCTTATCTTCTACCCAGATACAACCACTGTCTTTATATGGTAATAGACCTTCGTCCTTATCAGCACCGCAATCAAGACAAACAACTTTTTCAAACACATCTTTTCCAAAGAGTCTTTCGAGGTTCTGTTCTCTTAATTTACCGGCATAGTAATCAGTACTGAGACTAGTAATACAATGAAAAACGTAACCTTCGTCATGCAATTTTTTAACATATTTTATAGAGTCCCTTAATCCAGGTAGGAAACCAATCCTAGCTGATTCATTAAACTGTCTAACCAATTGTTTGGCTTCAGACCTTGGTATATTAAATGTTGTCGCGACATCGTAGACGTCCTCAACCTGGATTGTATAACCATTTTCGGCCATAAACTTGTAAAAGCTGTATTTCCAATCCAATAAGACCCCGTCACAGTCGACAAGAATCAATTTATCACTTCTGATGTCTTTCATATTATATCCTTTCCTTTAATTGTATATTATAACACACTTTAAAAGGAATGTCAACACGCTATTCGCCGTATTTTTCTTTTAATCGTCGTTTCCTTTTGGATTTAAATTGTTTGTTGCGTTCTTCACGTTGGCGTTTTTCATCCGCCTTTAGATTTTCCCACTCTTTCGATTTGGGTAGATCCCTATAACGTTTGGCCACGTCATACTTTCCTTATCGCATATCCATTGGACTAGTAAGAATGCCTTCATAGGCCTCTTCTAGAGTTTTGAGTGTAAGTCCTTTAACCGGAGTGTGTGATATCATATGATTAGCAAGTAAATCTGCATCAGCATTTTCGATATCTTCCAGTAGACTAATAAAGAGACTTTCACGCTTTATTTGATTCAGTTCATCGTACCCACCACCTTTAAAAAAGATTTTGAGTCGACGAGCTTCTCTATAAAGCATAGTCTGTGCATCGGTATGTTTGTTATAATTCCACGGCGGGGCAGAATCTGGTATTAAAAGCTCTATATCTTTATCATAGATAAGTCTTAATACTGTTCTGAAAGCTGGGTTGTCATGTTCTTGTAAATAAGCAATTTTACCCTGTTTCGTTTTTATTTTTGAGATTTCCTTAAGAATCTCTGCCATTGATAGTTTAATAGCCATAATTAAAAATCCTGTATATCTGTAATCAAATTTTTCAATTTCATTTTAACAAAGAAGTTAAATAGTTTTTCACGACCAACTTCTTTCTCTTTATTATATTCGTTGAGAATTTGTGTTGTATATTTCTCTGGAATCATTGTTAGGTCAATCATTTGTTTATTACGATTAAATCTAAGTTTTGTTTCCTCGTCCATTTCCTCAGGCGTTTCTGTTAGAGTCTGTAATCTTTTCTTGGTCATTGGACTTTGTCTCTGTCCAACTGCCAAACAATTATCAGGGCTCAATACATTGGGGACTCCGTCACCAACATCACCTTTTAAAATATGTTCCTGTATATATTTATCGGGAGCTGCATGCCTTACCCATTTCTTTAGAACTGGATTATATTGAGAAACATTTGCATATGTGTGTAATTGGATAAAGTCTTTATCACCGGAAAGAATAAGAATCTTTTCAGACCCAGTATTCATTACAGTTCCATGTTCATGACAAAGAGTCGCAATGATATCATCAGCCTCACAACGATCTACCTGCACAACCTTATATGGGAAGTTTTCATGAATCTCTTCTCTAATTTGTCCAATCACTTCGAAAAGTTTTGGCCAATCCAAATCAGAATCATCACGATTCTTTTTACGATTAGCTTTGTAATAAGGGAAGTAATCTCTGCGCCATACATCTCTTGTATCTACACAAAGAACAATTTCACCAAATTCCTCGGTAAACTTTTTTCTGTTAAAGCGAATACTGTTTAAGAACATGTGACGAAGTAGGTTTTCGTCTAATTCCACGTTGTGGTGGTTCCCTATACTCGCGAAGAGTGAGGCCAACATCACCTGGTTGTAATCAACTAATATCATAATTTAATCCATTTTTTATTTTGTAGTGTCTATTTTAATCCATTTCTGGATCAAAGTCAACCCCTAAGTCAAAATCTTTTTTAAAGCCGCCTTCCATTAGGCCTGGCTCTGGGGAAGAAGTCATTACATTTTCTTCTGCAAATTCATGTAGGGGGTGAGCTACGTCTAATGACAAGAGGTGTAGTGCTTTAATCGCCTCATATACTAATACCATACTAGCAAAGTATTTTTCTATGTCCTCGTCAAAATCACAACCTGCCCTATCCATTTCACCTAAGACATTCTGCCAAATAATTTCAGACAATTCTGATGAATAGCTTTCCTTATAGGCTAATAATTTGTCTTGGATTTCTTGAGCGTCCATAGGCGGTTTTGACATGCCATAATTAGGAAACTGTATAACGTTATCCTTCTCTTTTTTCGACATTTTCTACTACACTCCTTAAAGCTGCATTCCACATATTCGTAAATGATGGAATATTGTTTCTTGCCAGATTAAATCTGTCTGAATATGTGAACCCATTAAAATAGTTCTGGTCCTTTTGCATATTCTGTAGTATTTGTCTTGTTACAACAAATGCGTAGTTAGCATGTTTTGATGGGTCTTCAATATAATCATACATAATCGTTGCGTTGGCAGCTGTTTCTGGTAGAGCCGCAAAGTTCGGATGGATACA